CCCAAGCTCTTCAGCAGCAGCTACAAATATTTCTGGAACATTAGCCGCAATTTGGTATTGTACAGGTTCAGTTCCTATTTTATCTGGTACAGTTGCTGGTGCTTCATTACTAACACAATCTAACGGTGTTATGATTAAAGCCGATTCTGGTAAATTTACCGTTTATGTTTCTGGCTCAACACAAACAGATGCAAATAAAAAAGTTCAATTTTCTTTTGATTCTACTTCTGGAAACTTTATTAGAAAAGTATTCAATACAAGCCCAAGAAACTGTGATACGGGTATTGCTGGTCCAAGCAGCCCTGCTGGTTTGTGGTTAGGAGAAACATTTGAAAACCAATTCTTACTAAATGCAGAATCATTTGGCTCAAATGGAACAGCAAACACTGCATCTACAAATTCATCTGATTTTTATGCAATGGTTCTTCCTTTGAATTATTATAGCAATCACCTTGGTGAAACACCAGATACACATGCAGCAAGAACAGGATGGTATTTTAGACAATCACCTGTTCAGGGCGCTGCTGATACCAGCTACGCTGCTACATCAATGACAAAATTGTTTAGATTTATCGCAATTGATGGCGGCGACTGGGCAAGATCAAATGTTAAAATTGAAATTTCAAATATCAAACCGCCAGTAAATGATCTAATCAAGTATGGATCGTTTGATGTTGTCGTTAGAAGAATTGACGATGTTGATAACAACAGAAAACCACTAGAATCATTTACTGCTTGCTCTTTAGATCCGACCTCTCCTGATTTTATTTCAAGAAAGATTGGTGATGTATCATACACTTATGATTCGGTTACACAAAAATTAATAAGACAAGGAACAAACGAAAATGTTTCTAAATACATTAGAGTAGATTTACATCCAGATTTTTATCAAACATTATCACCAGATGCATTACCTTTCGGAGTATTTGGTCCTCTAAAACCAATTACCTTAAGTGGCACATTTACTACTACAGTAGACGGTGGTGCTACAGGACTTGTAGCTGCAAACGGCTTCAGCATGGCATCCGCCACTAATTCTACGGGTTCTCTAACTTCGATGACAGCTATCAAGCTTGCATTCCCAGAGACACTTGTAAGAAGCACGACTTCCGAAGATGGTTTATCAAGCTATAAGCAAGCTTCATTTGGATTTAAATCCACAAGAACAACAGCTTCTTTTGTTTATGATACATCAAACGTAGATACACTAAGATTACCTGCTGGTTCTACAGCTTTGAGTGAATTTGTATCCGGTATCGCTTCTAGCGCAACAGAATACTCTTGGTATTTCACTCTAGATGAACTAGTAAAAACAGGTACATCATCAAGTATTTCGTTTACAAATACACCAGGTTCTAGAACAGGTGGTTCTGCTTATACTGCAACAACAGGAAAAACTTATATTGATCTATTAAACACAGAACAAATCAGTTCTTTCTGTTCCCCGTTACAAGGCGGCACTGACGGATTTAACGTATTCGAGAAAGAACCACTAAGAAACCTAGCAATCAGCGCTGGTTCTACTGCTCAATCTAGCTATGTTTACAATACATACAAGAGAGCAATCGATACAATCAAGGATCCAGAATTCATTGAAACAAACATTGTTTCTGTCCCTGGACTAGTTTATGAGCCTTTGACTCTATATTTAATGCAATTAGCTGAGAACAGAGGAGACTGTTTAGCAGTCGTTGACCTCTCCGCTGGTTCAATAAACCAACCTACTTACATCTCTTCCTATGAAAAGACTTTAAGTACAGAGGCAGCAAGAATTCAAGATGTTGATACAACTGTTCTACAAATCAAGAACAGAAACCTCAACTCAAGCTACGGTGCAGCTTACTATCCTTGGGTTCAAATTTCTGATGATACAACAGGACAGATTGTTAACATTCCTCCTTCTGTTGTTGCTCTAGGTGCAATGTCTTACACAGACAACGTACAAGCTCCTTGGTTCGCTCCAGCTGGCTTTAATCGTGGTGGATTATCACTAGGGAACTCTGGTCTAACAGTAGTTAACTCTGTATACAGATTAAACTCTCAAGACAGAGATAAACTATACGATGTAAGCATCAATCCAATTGCTTCATTTCCAGCCGAAGGACTAGTTATCTTCGGACAGAAGACTCTACAAGCCACTAAGAGTGCTCTTGATAGAATCAACGTTCGTAGACTACTTCTATACGTTAAGAGAGGAATCTCAATCATTTCCAAAGATGTTCTCTTTGAGCCAAATGTTGAGGCAACTTGGAACAAGTTTGTTGGTAGAGCCGATCCGTTCTTGGCAGAAGTTAAGTCTAGATTTGGTGTTACAGACTTCAGAATTGTTCTGGACTCTACAACAACAACTCCTGACTTAATTGATCAAAACATCATGTATGCAAAGATCTTTATTAAGCCAGCAAGAGCAATTGAATACATCGCAGTTGACTTCTTTATCACAAATACAGGCGCATCATTCGCAGATTAATAGGAGATTAATTTATGGCTAAACAGGCACCAGCAATTCCAATTTGGGCAGCAGACTCATCTGGGCTAGACCCAAAAAGAGCACATCGGTTTATTTTGAACTTAGCAGATGTTCCTGCCTATTTCGTTAAGACATCCGGTGTTCCTCAATTGACAATTGCAAACTCTGCAAAACATCAATTTCTTGGACATACATTCAAGTTTCCAGGGTCTGCAACTTGGAATGATTCACTAGACGTTGTTCTCGTAGATACAATTGATTATAACATGGCTCAAAAATTTGCAGATTATATTAGAACAGCTGGCTATGTCTATCCATCTCAGTGGAATGAAAGTTCATCTGATCCACAGTTCTTTAGAAAAACAATTTCTAAAGCTAAGTTTCCATTTAAGCAAATGAGATTGGACAGAATTGATGCAGATGGCGTTATGTATGAATCTTGGGTTTTAAATAACTGTTTTATCAATAAAGTACAATTTGGTGATCATGGTTATGATAAAGAAGACTTAATGAATGTCACAGTAAGTATTACATACGACTGGGCTGAACTTAGAGATTCAAAGGGTAATGTACCTGCTTATCCGAAGTAAAAACAAATGGCAGCTATTTTTGGTAAAGAACATTTAAAAGATGGAACTCAAGCCGCTTTATCTGACAGATTTATGTTGGAGATAGAGGGGCTTGATTTTGCTTTAGTAGAAAGTGTTTCAAGACCAGGTTATAAAATAGAAACAGAAGCATTTCAGCTAATGGAATATAAATTTAATTTTCCAAAAAGAGTAGAGTATGATAATACAATTGATTTAGTAATCATTGAGTTGTTAGATCCAGAGATTAGTTTGACTCAAATGGAAAATGTAATGTCACGATTATTAAATAATAATTTTTATACAACCCCATCAGGTATAAGAGAACCAAAAAATCCTTTTATTGGACAACCAAAAGCCGTAGGGGGAGTTGGAGTAATTAATCAAGGTTCTACAAATAATACTTTTAATTTATCTAAAGAAGCTTTAACGGATGCATTATCTATGGGCACAAGATCTTCTGTTGTAATTCATACTTTAGATGCCGATGGTAGAAAATACGAAAGCATGAGATTAAGCGGTGCTATGGTAACGAATGTAAAATTTAGTGGTCTAAAATATTCTTCATCAGACATAAATAAAATAACTTTAACTTTAACATTTGATTATGTTGATTTTGGAAGAAATGGTAACTATAATTATGGTGGAACTTATGATAAATTTAGAGGAACGTTCCCACAACTAGATAGCGTTTTAAGAGATGCTGTAAATAAAAAATTAAAACCAAAAACAAAATAAAGAGGTATAAATGAGAAATTCAGATAAGTTTGGACAGTCACAAACTGTTCCTAATAATTTTTCTAGTGGGTATCAAACTCCTACAGAAATAGTAGAACTACCATCAAGAGGAAAATTATATTCCGATGATCATCCGCTAAAAGACGCTGAAACAGTAGAAATTAAATTTATGACAACCAAAGAAGAAGATTTACTTATTTCTCCTTCTCTAAATGAAAAAGGCGTAGCTCTTGATAGAGTTATTGAAAGTTTAATTATAAATACAAGAGTTGATGCTGCTACATTAATTCCTGGTGATAAGAATGCAATTCTTATGGCTGCTAGAAAAAGTGCTTATGGCAGTGAGTATTCTTTCTCTGTTGTTTGTCCAAGTTGTTTAACAGAAAATCAAATACAAGAATCATTGGACAATGTTAAAATAAAAGAAATTGTTGAAGACGAGTCTGCAAAATATTTAGAGAGTAGCAATATTTTAATCGTTTTACCCAAAAGCAAAGCCTCTGTTGAAGTAAAGATATTAAACTCAGAAGACGAGAAAGTAATAGAGGAAACAACAAAGAAGAGAATTAAAAATAATCTTCCAGCAGAGGAATTAATAACAAGATATAGAAGAATGATTGTTTCAATAGATGGATCATCAGATGCGGCATATATTAATAATTTTATAATTAATAACCTTGGAATTGCAGATTCGAGATTTTTGAGAAAAAGATTTATGGAAATGGTGCCAGATATTTCATTTAATTATTCACATAATTGTTTAAAGTGTGACAGGATTTTAGAAGGAGGGGTTCCCATTGGAACCGACTTTTTTTGGCCAAAATTTTAATTTTATTAAATTAAGCGCTGAATTTGTCAATAACTCATATGAACAAATATTTATGATGACTTATTATATGAATTGGACTTTTTTTGATGCCTACTCTCTTCCTGTCAAATTAAGAAACTGGTTTTTTGATAAGTGGATGGATAAGAAAAAATCTGAAAACGAAGTAGTTAATGAATGAGGTATTAATGAATGGCAGTAGAAACTAGTTTATCTGCAGAAGTAACTGCTTTAGGAAATGCACTTGGAAGAATTATACCAGGGGCTTCCGAAGCAGTTACTTTATTTAAAGATTTATCGTCTGGTGCGCAAGGGGTTTATAATGCGGTAGCAAAAAATGTTGATACCGTTGAGTCCTATAGAATTCAATTAACCAAAGCCTCAGGTGCTACATCTGAATTTGCAGAACAAATAAGAAAACAAACATATGCTTTAAATGAATACGGCGTTTCATATAAAAAGGTTGTAGAAGCAAACGTTGCAATCGCAGAAAGTTATTCTAAAGCGACATTTTCTTCTGCCAAAACCAGACAAAATTTTGAAGAAGAAAGAGAGACGTTACAAAAGTTAGTAACTGTAAATGAAAAATTTGGAGTAGGACAAAGAGAAACGATTGATTTGGCAAATAAATTAACCAATTCAGTTTTTAATAATATTGGTGGTGTAGTTAAATTTTCTGATACTTTATTGAAATTTTCTAAAGAAACAGGACAACCATTTTCAAATACACTACGCGAATTTGGAACCTACTCAGAAAGATTTGTTACTGCCATAAGTTCTGACGCTGCTATAAAATCTTTTACTACATTAGAGCTTTTAGCTAGAAGAGCTGGATCTTCTGTAAGTGCTCTTGTTGGTAGTATTTCAAAGTTTGATGATATCGACGAAGCTTTCTCA